GCTGTTGCTAAATCGATTGAGGTCGATTGCATTTCGATACAGCTCCGAAGGTGTGCTCATAAATCATGCAAATCCAACCGCTCAGATTTTTCAACACAGATAACAGAGACATCCGCGCCGATGGTCAAAGCGTTGCCGACAATGTCGCTGAACTCTTGGATCACTTCCGCATCCCTCTTGTTTACACGAGTTTCGGTGACGCTATAAATCCCGTCTTCGTCATACCAAGTGACGCGAACCACTGCATAAACCTGCTGCTTGAGCTGCTGCCTGACGTAATACAGATACTGCTTATCAGGTTCTTGCTTCTCGGTTTTCCTTAGGTGGTCAATCCAGCTCATCAGTAACCTCTGGGTCCGCTTCCGGCATTGTGGCCTCAGTCTTAACCTCGGGTTCGGGCTTGTCCATTTCAATTAACCCGCCGGTCTGTGTGGCTTCGACTTCCTCTTCAACGTTGAACTCATCGCCCAGCACCTCGCCGGCTGACAGCTGATTGAGCAGCGTCTCCTGAGTGATGGTCCCAGCGTTGTAAAGCTGCAACAAAGCCTGTATGTCCATCGGGTCAAGCCGAGATGACAGAAAGTCGCGATTGATAAAGCTCATGCCGGCTTGTGCCTGCTGCATGTACTGCGCGTGGAACGTCAGGCAGTTGTCGATCAGATCCTGCATCTGCTGAGCGATCACCATCATTGTGGAATCACCTTGGCTGCGATCGATCCGCTTGGCTTCTGCTGTCTCTGCGCTGAGCTTTTGTCCAAGTACTGCAGCAAGACCTAGTTCGTTGATCTGCTGAGCAATCTGCTCAAGTCGCTGAAACTGTGCGCTGTAGCTGTTGCCTGATGGCTCGATGTATTCAGCACGCGCTGTTTCAGGCAAAGCCATTGCCTCGCCTGGGCCTGCGCTGATCTCTTCTGCCGACTGCGGGAAGCCGTAAATGGCCAGCATCGGAACTGCCGAAATATGCAGCTGATTGTCCAAATCAGACTGCACCTGATACGCCTTGAGGTTTAGCTCTGCAATGTCAGCCAGTGGTGGCCGCGACTCAAGAACACCGACGCGGTTTGAATAAGCCACCGAAAACGGGATTTCGCTCAGGCTGGTCGTGCCTTCATCCACCAAGCGAAACTCACCTTTGTCATCCTTTTGGTGAATCTCAAACGCGCCAGGGGTCAGCACTCGCACCTGCTCAACCTGCTTTTCGCCGTAGAGGCCATCAGGGACGGTGATTTTTTCCATCAACCTGACCATGGTCAGCTGCTGCTTGCCATCAGCAATTTCAGAACGCCAGCCAAGAATGTCTCGCGGTGTGTATTGCGTCCAATATGGTCGGCCATCTTCACCCGCTTTTGGTGCATCAACTAAGACGCCGACGTGTCCATATCTGATGCACTTGCGGGCAGTTTCGTAAGTCCAGACGTTGAGATCGTTGCCCTGCAAGTCAACGTCGAACAGCTGTTCAGTCACAACGTCGCTGACATCTTCCAAGCGCACAGGCTTGCGGGTCAACATGCCCGCCAACATGCGTTCCAACCTCACGTAATACGGCGCAAGCGTTGAACGCATCAACCTGTTGTCATAAGCCTCGTCTAGTTCTCTCGGTTCTTGCGGCAGGTATTTTCTGTGCCCTTTTCTGATGCCGTAAGTGCCCTGCAAAAGAGCCTCAATCAGAAGCCAGTGCGGCTCCATGTTGATGTAAGCCGTGTTCGGGCTTTCGACAGTGGTGACATTGCCAACACGTTGCCTGCCTGAAAAACCTGAATACACGACCCAATCCCGCCCAATGCCAGCAGTTTAGTAAAGCCTGATCCCTGTGCCCCGTCCAGCTCGTGCATTGAGCATCGAGAAGTCACGGTAAATCAAATAACCCAGCGCATCGTTCATGTGGTCATACCCAGCATCCTTGTCTGGCTCACCGGCTTCGGTGTAACTCTGCAGTTCTAAACACTCGATCGTTCGCTTGCAATGTGGCGCAACCTGCAACCGAACTTCGCCTTTACCGTTTTCCAGCAAAGCTTGAACAGAAGCCACCCGATCACGAATGGGAGGATTTGCCTTAGGCGATTGATTGCTAAACCCATACGACTCAAGAATCTGAATATCAGTGCGCGATGCGTTTGTGCTGCGGTTGCCGCCAGATGCGTCTGGGTAGATGTAAACCTTGCGACCTTGAGCACGGGATTGGATTGCTTGCGCCATGGCATCAGTGTCATGCGCTTTGCTGATTTCGTCTATCAGGAAAAGCATGCCATCAAGGCGCACACCAATTACTGCAGACATGTTGCCGATGTTGAAGTCAACCCCTACACGCAACGGTTCGTCTTGATATTCGCGTTCAGGCAACATCGCAACATGCTTATCGCGATCGAACCTGTCGTAAACCTGACCGGTCGTGAGGTTGCAAAACTGCCCCTCAAGATATGCCTTAAGCAGGCTCGGATCGTAGTTGGCTTGAAGCCTTTCAATAAAATCCTGCGGCAGGTATGGATTGTCTGCCGTTCGCATCCTGATCAGTTTTCGGTCTGAGCGTTCCTGTGCCTCTTCTGAGCCGAAGGTATTCCACATCCAGCGGAAGCCTTCTGGCGTTGATGCTGCGCTGAACTGCCGAACATTGCCAGCCCTGAGACGGCCAAGGATCTTTGGGAATGCCCGCGTGCAAATGGACGGGTTCACGGTATCAATTTCATCGCACAAGATATAGGCAAGGTTCAAACCGATGATCCTGGAATAGTTCTCAAACGATCGGCACAGCAGCTTGCTGTCACCGCCGGGAAAGTGCAAAACATATTCAGGCAACGGCGAAGCACGAAACGTGTAGGGGATTTCGTAGTGCTCAAGAAATTGCTCGAAGTCCGCTTGCCAGATGTCACGGATCAACGGGCCAGTTGGCTCCATCACGCAACCCGTGAAGCCTTGATTTGCAGCAGCCATGAAACAAGCCTTTGCCGCTAGTGCTCGCGTCTTGCCAGCGCCGTAACCAGCACTAATGCCAAGGATTTCAGTCTGATCATCATCTACAAAGGCCCGCTGGCCTGGGTGCAGGTCGTCCCTGATCCGATCAAGCAGGCGCTGAACGTCAAACGCCGTGTTGGCATCACCAATCCGTTGCAGCACAGAGCCTTCGGCAATGTGGCCAAGGATTCCGTTCACTGCAGCACCTGGGCAATCTGCGCAGCGGTCTTAATGCAGCCCAAAGCGGCGTTGAGGTTGTTGGTTTTACGGGCCTCCTTTTGCAGCGTTGCCAGCTGGGCCAGGATCTCTGCAGTAAAAACCCGACGATCAAGTTCCCAGTCGGCGCACAAAAGTTCACGCGCACGGCGGATGTAATCGTCTGTTGTCCTGTCGCAGCATTCCCACTGGCTCGAGGCATATTGCAGCACGTCAGAACGCGTTGCGCCGTTGGCTAGGAGGCGTGCGACACGGTTTACCCGTAGCCCTAGCTCAGCGTTTGAGGACCGTTTTTTGGGCTTGATTGGTTTTGGCATCAAACAGGCCCTGAAGCTTTAGGGCTAGCTTGACAATAATTGGAGCGTTCGGGTCGGTGATGCTCCGCCGCTGTGTCGGTGGACCCGACATTCGCCTGCTTCGAACGCATGTTCCTTTCCCCACGGTACATCGAAGCTCCCATTTCTGCGATTTTGCCAAACGGAATTACAGGAACCGTTAATCGCTCGCGTGCCTTTGCATTCAGAAAGTAGACGTAACGCATTTGGAAACCTTGCAGGGGTTTCCACTTGCGAAATTCCTTAGACAGTTTCAAGTGATGGGCTTGGATGACGTGCATCACTTGGCCCGTTGCGGGATTTGTACGCAACGCATCGCTAACGCGGATATCTGTCAAAACAAAACCTGAAGCCCTGTAAATAGTCCCGTCGCCGCATTGCGTGCCGTCAGCAAAACTGACAACCCACTCAAGGTGTGGATAATTTTTGCGCAACAGTTTCATAGCGACTGCGATAGCTCGGCTCTCACTGTTACGCGGAAGGCGTTCGCTAAAAGCCATCCGGTTCAGCTCAATAAACCCGTTCCAGCGCGTACCTTTAACAATGTTGATTGTTCCTTTTTTATTGATCGGCGGTCCAAACGACATGACGCCTTCAATACGTCCTTGCCAAAAAACACCAAGGTGCAACTGGCTGTTTGGGACAACCTTTCCGCTGTAGTGCATTTTTTTGACCAAACGGTTGGCGTCCACCGCCTTGATCGGTTTAACGATTAAATCCTTAGCTGAGGCCATGATCCGCTTTCCAGGAAAGAAAGAGTTCGCAGACGCGAGCGATCGCGTTCCCGTTGCTGTTTTCGTTGATGGTGTCAGCAAATGGTCCCATGTCTTTAGCAACCGTCAAAGCCTCGTTGACAACCTCAATTTGCTTATCTGAAAGGGTGAAGGTCTGCTGTTGCAATGGGCTTTTATCTGCATCGCTTAGCTCTGGCATGCCGTCTAAGGCTTCGACATCAGCGCCAATCATTTTATCAAGGTCATCAGCAGTGAACCAAGCAGAAATGTCGTGCTCCTGAGAAAGACGGTGCAGCATTTCCTGATCCCATTCGCTGAGATCAGCGGTGCGGTTGTCAGCAAGGGCTAAACCAACCTTTTGCTCTTCTGACAGACCGGTGCGGCGCACTGCGATGACTTCGTCGCCTTCTGACTCAACGATGCGAACACGGCGGATGCCTGCAGCTTTCGCCCCGTCGATAGTGCCGTTACCGGCAAGGATGCGATTGTCCTCGTCAATGACGATGGACCGCGCTGCGCCGTAACGCTGCAAAGACTCTTTGATTAAATCAGATGAACGATCCGTGCGTCGGCGTGCATTTTTATGATCAGACTTGAGATCGTTTATTGATGCCACAAAAACAAGTGTCGTTCCTGCCTAACGCTAACAGGACCTGGAGGTTTCGTGCAGGCAGTTTAGAGCTACTGAGGTGATGTGAACTGCCTGATCGCGTGAAAGAAACCCACGATATTTGCGGCGCACTTGTTCAGCGGCCTCAAATAATTGCGCAGGCGTTGGCCTGCAGGCGGTTGATTGAAGCTGATCAGCTACAACCTGCGAAAGTGGTTTGTTTTGCTGCTCTGCGACTTTTCGATAACTTTCAAGTTGCTTTTCAGGGATCCGAATTGAGATTTTAGTGTTGGCCATCAGTAGCAAGACGCAAGATTGAATTGATTTCGTTTAGCTGAGCAGAGAGGTGCCCGTAGGAGTGCAGGGGCAAGGGCGCTTGATCTTCAATTGTGTTGTCGAGGATTGCAGAAGCAACGTCTTTGGCTTCATCGACAAGGATTGAAATGCGCGAGACAACAGGTTGCTGCCTGATGGTCAGGTTACTCATTTGATGCGAAAGCAGGTAGCAGCTCGTTTAAGCCTTGAAGCTGCTGCTTGACGGTTGCAATGTAGTCCGGGAGCTGTGGGTTCATGCCTGCTCTGACCTGTTGTCTTAATGAGTTGAGGTCTTGCGCAGAATGTTGCCAAAGGTCACGGCGCTTGCGATGAATCTCGCGAATGATGTCTTTGTCAGGGTCAACACCGATGGCCTGTTGGCGGCCGTTGATGTCGGTTGATTTGACGCCTGAGGAATCGCGAAAGCCTGAGCGTGTGGTCTGGCTTTCAAAGTCTTGGGACTCGTAAGCAGCGGTGCAGTGGCAAATGATCGCGAGATCTGAACCACCATGACGATGCAGAAGACCGTCAATCACGGTGGCGTCGTAGTCGGTCAGGTAGTCGTTGAGCAGGCCATCGCCGTTGGAGACGATGCCGGAGTCGTAGCAGGCGAAGCAAGCGACTTTTGGTGCGTAAAAGGTCGTGTCGCGGTCAAGGGAAGACCGCTTGTGCGAAGAAATCATATTGGCCAGGGGTGTTTAGAAGGGGTCGCCTTCTTGGGCGTCAGAGTGCAGTAGGGGCACAGGTTGCGCCTTTGCGGTTGTGGCAGTTTCCAAAAAGGACTCATAACGGCCATCACGCAGCCATCTGAAGCAATCGGGGAAAGGGCTCGCGAAGCCGCCGTTGCGCTCCGCTATGGCTTGGTCCTTCAACGCAGCCATTAAGGCGCCTTCTAGGGCCTCCTGAGGGCCTCTGGCGAGCTTTTTATATTCAGCCCATGCCTTGGGCTTCGACTGGCCTGATGCTCGCTTTTTGATTTTCTGATACCGCTGCCAAAAGGCCAGGAACTCTTCGGAGTAGGCCGGCTTGTCGCGTTTTGGGCCTTTTGCAGCTTTATGGCTGTTATTTAGTTCTTCTGTATCTAGTTCTCTTGTATTTAGTTCGGCGGCAGCTCCTGCCGGGGGAGGGGGCAGCTCCTGCCGGGGGGTACGGCAAATGGTGCCGGGGTCCCCTGCAAATTTTGCCGCCCCATCAAGACTAGGTTCTGGCGTGTTTGCCAGGTGGTTGACGGTCACTCGGTAAAGGTTGGTCGAGCTGTGCCCTTGGTCGGTGTAGCGCCTTTCTCGCTGCAGCAATCCCATCGACTCAAGCTGGCCGAGCACAGCGCGAGCAGTGCGAACAGAGACGCATGCACCATCCGCGATCGTTTTGAGACTTGGCCAGCAGTTCGCATTGGATCCCGTGAAGGTTTGAATGACCCAAAGAACAGCTAATTGATTGGGCTGAAGTTTTCCCCGTAGGGCTGATGGCAGGGCTGTGAAGGGCACACCTTGCGAAAGAAATGACATGACTTAGGATTGATTTGCGAAGGACATTTGCAAAGGGGCATGGCGGGGTTGTGGTGACCCCGTTTTTTTATGGATTGCATTCGCTACGAGATCGACATTCAAGGGATCGAGCCCGCACCGCAAGGGTCGAAGGTTCGCACGCGATTTGGAATGCGTGAAGCGTCAAAGCGCGTTGGCCCTTGGCGTGATGCCGTCAGATCTGAAGCTCTTGCCGCACGGCAGCCGCTGATTGAAGGCGCCTGCAAGGTGACAGCTGAATTCAGGTTTCTGCGGCCTGCGTCGCATCTAACCGCAAAAGGGCTGGCTAGCAAGGCTTACCGGCAGCACTACACGGTCAAGCGCAACGATATTGACAAGTGCTGCAGAAGCACGCTGGATGGCCTCAGCGGCGCAGCGTATGCCGATGACTGCCTTGTGGTGGAGCTTCACGCCTCGCAGCGATATTGCGTGCCAGGCGAAAGACCCGGTGCATTTGTGACGGTCGAAGAACTGCCCTAATCCCCTGCACAGGGCTAGCAAGCAGAGCCATACTTCGCTTAGTTCAGGCAACCACCCCGATGCTTTACCTCCACGAAACAACCCGCTACGAAGCCATGCAGGACGAGTGGGAAGACAACCAGCCACAGCACACGCCTTGCTGGCAGTTTGAGATCCCTTCCATTGGTGTTCTCGATTGGACCACAGACGAGGCTGAACTGAATGGCTGGATCAAAGCAGCAATTGCTTGCGGCCAAGGTTTCAAAAAAACCCTTGTGGCTCCTTTTTGATGAGCCTTAGACACCGCATCACCGGCGATAGCTGGGAGCGCATCCAAAACCAAGCCAAGGCCGATGCACAAGATGCGTTTGAAACTGGCAAAACCAAGGGTCTCACTGCTCTTGGTCGTGCTTACTATCAAAAACTCACTAATGCTAAAGCCAGTGGACTACACAATCGGCCAGCTAAGAAAAAAGCTTAAAGAGCAAGGCTGGCAGGTTTGGGCTTTTGACGGTGAAAACCAAAGCCGCACCTATTACGCCAAGCACCTAAAAACCGGCGAAGAATTTGACGGCACCCTTGCTGAATTCAAAATTACTGCAAAACATGTTTTAGGAATTTGAACCATGCACTGTCCAAAATGCGGCTCCGAGTCGCAAGTCCTTGAAAGTCGGCAACATTCAAAACGCATAAAGCAAAATTATGCTGTTGGCCTTGATGAACACATGTGGTCAATAATGAAACACATTGGTTATCAAGGCACTCGACGGCGCCGGGAATGCTACAGCTGCCAATGGCGCTTCACTACATACGAATTTACTACTGATCACCTAGCAGGGCTTGATCTTCGCAAAGAGCCTTTGAGCAACAGAGCAATTATTCAGGCTTATTCGCAAGCCATCGAAACGCTTGAAACGGCCATGCAGGAAGCCACATCAACAAATAGCCAATCAAATGTCATCATCCCTCACTGATTTCGGCCCAATGTTCAACTACCCAACAGCACCACATAACGGCACGGCAACCAGTCGCGATGCCGCTGAAAGCATCAAGCCACAGGTCAATCGTCTGTGCTCTGAAGTGCTCCGTTGCATCCGCAACAGCCCTAACGGGATGACCTGCGATGAGGCAGAGGTTGCGCTAGGCATGCCGCATCAAACGTGCAGCGCCCGGTTCCGTGACCTTGCCAAAAGCGAGCCGCCGTTCATTGTCAAAAAGAAGGGGTTTGATGGCAGTGACCTAAAGCGCGACACGCGCACTGGACGCGGGGCGTTCGTGTGGGTGGTCAGCGATTAACTGTGCCAATCAGGTTTCTGGTCCAATCCCCTGCACAAGGGTGGCAATTAGGCCCATACTGACTTCAGTTCAGACAACCACCCCATGAACAACATCTTTCAAGTTGGCGAAACCTATTACGGCACTCTCGCCGTTGCCCATGGCGACTTCCCTGTTACCTGCATCAAGCGCACCGCAAAAATGGTGACCTTTGAGCACGCAACGCTTGGTCACTGCTATTCAACAAAGCGCAGCAAAATTCACGACCACGGCGAATACGGCGAGTCAGCCCGTTTTCATGGCTGGTACATCAGCAGCACCAAAAAAACCGGCGGTGACTTCGACACGCTGACCATCTGACCAGCACGGGGGCCTTGCCCCCACATTCCCCCTTTTCCCCTCTGAACCAATGAACAGGCTTTACCGATCACAATCCTTCCCTTGCTGGATGGCACCGCTTTTTACCTGCAGCCTGCTGGCTTTGCTAGGTGGTGCCTTTTGGGTCTCAATGACCAGCACCCTTGACCAGATGACCGAGCGCGACTGCCGCCTAGGCGTGCAAGCCGCCTGCGAGGAGCTGAAGCGATGACCGATGAGCTGCAGATACCTCCGACATTTATGGAAAAACTTATGGCGACCATGGAGCTGATTAGGGCTGAGCATTGCTCTGATCTGGATCCCATAACCCCTTTGAATTATTTGCAATCACAGGAAATCATTGGCGAACGATTGGGAATGACAGTTACTTCCGATCCTGCCAACCCAACATTTTCAACTTCAGCTACGTTCCGGCGGATTTTTTTTGATGCCGCAGAACGCACCGGTCTAGACAAACTGATTTTTAAATAGGAGGACAAACCCCGTGAAACAGCCACCCCTGGCGGATAAAACAGGGTCTGCCCGTTTGCAGACTACACGCAAAATGACGCAGAACGAAGTCCTCAGAACATTCAGGGCCTGTCAGTCCCATGACGGGTCATTTATGCGGACCTTGGCCACCGCTGGCCTTGTGGCCGATCCAGAGAACGTCGCCAAGATTCTCAGGACTTGGCCTCAGATCGAAGCGGTTTATGGCCCCGGCAGCAAGTTCTATGAACAGGAGCAGTTCTAATGCCTGAGTTCAAACACGGCGACGAAGGTTATTTTGATGACCCTGCCTTTAGCCAAAGCGATCTCAAGACTGTTCTTGACTGCCCGCAACTGCTGTGGGAGATGAAATTCAACGGCAGACGGCGAAAGCAACCCACTGCGGCAATGCAGAGCGGGACCATTGATCACATGGCCGTTCTGGAGCCTGACAGGTTTGACAAAACCTATGCAGTCTGTGGACCGCGAAACACAAAAGCAGGGAAGGCCGCCGCGAAAGCCGCAGAAGATGCTGGCCTTGAGCCAATCACTCAAGCTCAAGATGTCGAGGCTCATAACATCAATGTCGCAATCAGGCGGCACCCACTGGCAAAACAATTGCTGACTAATGGTCAGCCTGAGGTTTCTGTTTATGGGGAAGACGTAAGCACCGGCCTGAAGGTCAAAGGAAAGCTTGATTGGCTTGACGATCAGACAATTGTTGACCTGAAAACTGCTGGCCCTGGCGGTGCTAGCCCTGCTGCATTCACCAAACAAATCATTAACTTTAAATATCATTTGCAGGCAGCCCATTATTTAGAATTGGCGCAGGCAAAGACCTTCATTTTTCTAGTTGTCGAGCGTGAGCCGCCCCATCAAATCGGCATTTACGAACTAGACGATGACGCCTTAGCTGAAGGCCGATGGCTACGCAAAAAAGCACTAGACACCGT